CTTTTCTCTAACTCATTCTTTTGAGGAGTTGATAAATTAACATTTTTCATTTGCTTGTCAAACCACGCCTGATCGAATTTCGATGGAACGGTACTGGTATTGCCAGACTGTGCTGCTGCCGTAATGGTATCTATGGCATCGGTCATGGAACCATATCGTGCCTGTTGTCCATATCCCGTGATGAAGTTTCCTTCATTATTGTAATGCCCTCCTGTGGAAGTGTGATAAATAACATTATTATCATCTCGTCCTGAAGGAGCATAGGTATTTTTTAAGGTTTGAACAGACTTGAATGTTCCTGGAATTTTAGAAGCAGATAATCCTCTTTGTTTATCATCGGATAATCGGTTATTAAAAAATTCAGTTATTTTTATTTTTTCTTGAAACTTCGGAGAGTGCTGGGCAAATTGTGGGGCATCCACCGCACCGCCTAACATCATTCCCTTTTGATTGAGTGAATCGAGGAACCAATCATATTGCTTGTCATTCATTATTTGGGCTGGTTTGGAAATCATTCCCCCATATAGTCCTAATTTATCTGTATCAACTTGCATCGAACCTGTTAATCTTCCATCTTCACCAATATAACCTTTTGATTGTCCAAATGCCATCAGTTCCTGTTCCGTCATTTGGTTCATTGGCTTGTTGCTTGGATAGGTATAAATATCCTGGGTAAAGTCATCGCTGGTGAAATCACCATAAGGAGTGGATACGGTATCTTGAACATTTGAGCTATAATCAACCCCTCCTGGGGTTATGCTCTCGCTTACGGTATCTATTTGTGTATCTGTTGTAATGGGGTCAACACCAGGAGCTTGTGGTACTACTCCGTATTGGGGATAGTTCATCTGTGTATCGACTTGAGACTGATAAGGAAATTGATTAAAGGTATTAAAACCAGTATCATATCCCTTAATTTGATCTTCGGTTAAACCTTGGGACAATAAAGTATTATAGTTTGGCAGGGAATAATTGTAATTATATAAACCCATTCCTCCTTGGTTAATGCCTAATAAATTTTGTAAATAAGGATTCTGTGCCATTATCGTCCACCATTGGTTTTAATCAAAGCTGTTTCAATTTCAGCAGCTTTACGCAATTCGGTTGAATCTATTTTCTCTGCCTCTATTTTCAGTTTTGCCTGTAGTTCTAAAATCTTCACTTGCATGTCTACCATCATTTCCTCTCGCTTCTGTTGGAGAGTAGCGATTGTTTTTTCCTTCTCTGCCTGTATTTCCGCCATCGCTGTTTGGATTAATGGATCTGGTGCAGGTGGTTGTGGAGGTGGTGCTGTTTCGGGATCGAGAAAGAATGGTTCGGCTGATTTGAAACCAGCGTTGATAACCAACTTCTCTAAAGTGTTGTAGATTTTTTGGTCATCCACCAAGCGACCATATCCGCCTTGTTGAATTAATGTTTTCTGTATGTTTAAAATTTGTGAAAGTAATGCAACACGCTGATCGGTATTACCCGTTCCAAGACCAACTTGAATGGATACATCCATGTCATAGTTTTGCCAGTCCCTCGGATTCATTTTGTAGAACTGGTTGCGAAGTCTGATTGTTCGTTCCTCATCCTGGTATTTTGTTACCAAGTGCATGATGTTGCGGAACATGTCCTTCACACCTGTTTCAGCAAATATCCTTGCAATCAACTCAATTCGTTGCGTACCTGCATTGACCAAGGCATTTACGCCTGTGGCAGTAGTGTGTGATTTTTGTATCACATTCGGATCGGCTCCCATTTGGGATCGGGAGATTCCTGTTCGTGCCTCTTTCAGTTGGTCAATTTTTTCCAACATGGCAAGACCTTCATTCAAGAAACTTGGAGTTGCCAAAGGTGTTACCGCTCCAGGTCCTTTCACTCGGATAATTCCGCCAGGCCGTGATGTGATTAAGTCATCCAAATTCACCTGCCCGTCAATGACTACATTCCTTGCATTGTTCTGCAAGTACATGTTGTCCATTGTTTGTCGTAGGACAGTTGATTTTATAAGTTGTAAATCCATAACCAAATCCGCCACACTCATTCCAAAGAATAGGTGGGGCATAGGAATTGGTGTTACCATGGAAAATGGAATGTCATCTATGGGTTCGTTATCCAGTATGTGATTTCTATTGCCAGCCATCGTAATTTTACGAAGCTGTGCTTTTCCGTTTCCGTTGTAATCTAACCGAGCGTAACATTCCATTAGTTCGATGTAATCCGTTGACTTGTCAATGGATTGAAATTCTATTGCGGGATCTGATGTTTCGTACAGTTCCCTTGTTGTGTGTTCCTGATTGTAAAAACTGTTTGTATAAGTTGGAAGTTTACTGACTACTTTTTTGGAATAGCCCATGTTTAACAGTTGTGTTCTTGTCCTGAATAGTCGGTGGGCAAAGAACTGGGCATCCTGAATGTTGATCGCATTACGGGCAACATAAACATCCTCTGGTGCAACGCTGTCAACTTTTACTCGACCAATCTTCTTTGTTCGTGTAATCTTCACATCGTGAATATATTCTACGCCTATCTCTGTTTCTACTTCCTGCTCGTCATGTTCGTCTATACTCACTTCATCATCAATTAATAAAGTTTGATATTCTACTTCCGTGAGTTCCTTGTATTCTTCTTCAACCTTTTTTTCTTCCTCCAGCCAGTAATGCTTTACAAAGCCGTTCTTCTGCAAGAGGGCATCCTTGAATAAATTATAGAGAATGAGAAAACCTGGATTGTCTTTCATAAAGACATAGTTCACATAATCGGTGCATTGGTCTGCAACCTGCTGATCCTCTGGTCCCTTGGGTTCAAATCTTACGATCTGTTCGCCTGCGGTAAAAATGCGTAGTAATGACGGCAATATGCTCTCAATTACCTCCAATACATCTTGCGATACTACCTGTGATCGTCCTTCAACTTCATTACCATAAGGTTCTCCCAGGTAATATTTAAAGGCAGCTCTGCGTTCCTGCGGAATCTTTCCTGATAAATACCCTAGAGATTGTTCAAGCTGTTGACCGAGCAAAGCGAGTATCTCTGAATCTCGCATTTTTGCCATGATTTATTAAGCTTTTCCCCAGTTTTTAGGGTGTATCCTATCTGGATCAAATAGTTTTCCACGGGTAAGATTTTTTGTTGTCGCCCAAACCTTTGGTTCGCTTGGAACGGCTGTAGATTTGCCTTTGTCATTCGGCTGTGCTGCTGCATCGAGCCTGTTGATTTCGGCATCATACCCAGCAACCCTGTATTCGCTTCGTACAGAGCCTTTTCCAAAACTCAATTTGCCATGGTATTTTTTTCCGTTTGAAGTTCCCATTATTTCTCCCATCTAATTATAAGGGGCTGACCATCAGCTCCCACAATTTCCTGTTGGTTTTTATCACCATACACTTTTGGCACTAATTTACTAGCCGACCAATGTGCATCGTGCATCAGTAATTTTAAAGCATGGGTTTCTTCCAACCCTACTTTTCCTTTTCCCTCTTTTGACCGTTCATAGGTGTCAAGGGCTTTTTTCCTGTTATCGGATAAAATGTATTCTATGCCTTCCATCTTCGCTTGGCTGTAGCGTGCCTGAAAGCCTTCCTTTGTCTTGAACCAGTCCCTGACTGTTTTCCAGCAAGGCATACCTTTCTCGGAAGTAATGGTGCGAATAGCTTCGCCTGAAGCGAGCCTATCGCATATATGTTCCTCTAGTTCCTTTGTATGTATTTCTGGTCGTCCTGCTGTCATGGTTGTCCGTTGTTTCTGTACATCGTACCCCCCTTTATGCACAGGGTTGAATGTACAATTATACTATTCCCATCTTGGGATATTTTATGTTGCTTGAAAATTGCTTTGATTGGTTAAGCCCCACCGCTAGATACCTAAAGGCATCCGAGCCATGTGAAGCCCAAGTGTGTTTTGGTTTATTTTGTATGTGTCCTGTCCTGTCGTTCCGCTCCCATGAATATTGCCGTAGGGCTTCCAAGCCCAGTTTGCATTTTTCAAAGTCAAACCAGCAACGGGGCAGAATCATTCGTGCTGCATTGATGCCGTCCTCAATCGAGAGCTTGGGAACAATGGTGAAATACAAGCCTAAATTATTGGCTATTTCCACTCGGCTTTGTCCTGATCCCAACTCCCTTACTTTTAAATCATGGGGACCATAATGGTTCTCATATTTAAAATCCTTGGTTGCCAGGTACTTGACATAATGTTCTAAACTTCGACCTGAATTTTCATAGTATTCAATCAAATGAATACGGTTGCCGACATTCTGGGAAAACCAGATGGCGGTTGCATCTCCTATGCCAAGGTCCCAATGCGTGTTCACCTGGTACTGGGGATCGTAAACTATTTTCGTTATCTGTCCCTTATCCGTAATCTCGGAGATCGCACGGGTATATATTCCCCCTAATACCCCTGCATCGAAGGAACATTCAAATTCCTGGTCGTATTGCTCTGGGGACATGAGGGATTTGGAGGCTTCTAGTTCCTCCTCGTCTATGATTTTCGTATCACTCGCCCTAAAGACCGATGAATACCAGTCCTTTGAGTTTCTTGCGTTCTCATACAAGTCAAAAAAAGCGTTATGCCCTGCTGGAGTGCCAATCGCAATCAGCCAACCTTTCCTATCGGATAAGGCAGGCCGTAAAACCTCCCATATCGCAGGGGGCATCATCGCAATTTCATCAACAACGATGCCATCAAATCTCATTCCTCGTAGATTCTGGTAGGCATCCGCTCCAAAGCATTGGATTCTTCTCTTGCCAGGAAGATCCACCCTTAATTCCGTTTCATGGTAGTGAACATTGGGGATGGTTCCTGTATATTCCATCAAATAGCTCCAAGCGGTCTGTTTCGCCATCCTGTAGGTAGGGGCTATATAGCCATACTTGGGGCTGGTGAGGGTATTGGTCATACATTTTCGGATCAGTTCGTTGAGAACAAGGCAGGTTTTTCCAAACCTACGATGTGCCACCAGAACATTCCACCTTCTCAGGTTATCATGTATTATCTTTTGATGTTCCCTCGGTTTGTACGGTATCGTTATTTTCACTCTTATTCCTGTTCAACACTCTCCAAATACTTGCCACTTCCCTTTCCTTGA